AGTGGGCACAACAATTTTTACCTGATGTATACGAGCAAGAAGTTGAAAGATATGGAAACAGATCTATAGGTTCTTTTTTACGTATGGTATCAGCTGAAATGCCTTCTTCATCAGATCAAATTATCTGGACTGAACAAGGTAGATTACATACAAGATATGCAAACATTGTATATATAAGTAACGCAGGCACAATGCCTACAAGTGGAACTACTCCAGGTACTGCATCTGCAGTTACTGCAGGTGGTAACGTTGGAAACTTTTACGTACCTCCAGCTCAACCAACTAGTTTAGGTATCACTTCTCAAGGAACAACTGCTGTTAACTTTAGAAAAGGACAAACAGTAATGATCCAAGCTCAATCTTCTGCTACATCAGCAGTAGGTGGAACTGGTGCAGTAATTAAAGGTGTAATTACTAATGTAAGCGGACAATATTTCCAAATTAAATCTTACGGTGGTGTTCCGGCAATCACGAATGCACAAAGATTTACTGCTCTTGCTTATGGTTCTGAATTTGCAAAAGGAACTGGAAACTTTAATGAAAAGCTAGATCCTAGCTATGCTACATTTACTAATAGCCCTGTTATCTTAAAAGAACACTATTCTATTAACGGTTCTGACACTGCTCAAATAGGATGGATTGAAGTTACTTCTGAAAACGGAGCTTCTGGGTATTTATGGTATTTAAAGTCTGAGCACGAAAATAGATTACGTTGGGAAGATTATTTAGAAATGGCAATGGTTGAAGGTATCGAGCAAAACGGTACTGGAGCTACATTAAATTTCTATGACTCTCAAATTACTGCAGCTGCAAAAGGTACTGAAGGATTTTTTGCTGCTATTGAATCCAGAGGAAATGTATATTCAGATTTTGGAGCGCAAGCTTCTGGAGGTGCATTAACTGATTTTGATGCTGTTCTTAAGCAATTAGACAAGCAAGGTGCTATTGAGGAAAACATGCTTTTCTTAGGTAGAGATCTTTCTTTAGAAATTGATGATATTCTTGCACAACAAAACGGTGGATACTCAGGAGGTACTTCTTTTGGTGTATTTAACAATAGCGAGGATATGGCACTTAATCTAGGATTTACTGGATATAGAAGAGGTTCTTATGATTTTTATAAAACTGATTGGAAATATTTAAATGACTTCTCTACTCGTGGAGGTTTCAAAGATATTGAAGGTGTTTTAGTACCTGCTGGTACTTCAACAGTATACGATCAAGTATTAGGTAAAAACATTAAAAGACCTTTCTTACATGTTCGATATAGAGCTTCTGAGACTGAAAATAGAAAAATGAAGTCTTGGGTTACTGGATCTGTAGGTGGACCTACTTCATCTCCAATTGATGAAATGAGAATGCACTACTTATCTGAAAGATGTTTAATTGTACAAGGTGCAAATAACTTTGTATTATTTAAAGCATAATCATTTATAGAGGACGGGGTAGCTTAGCTGCCCCCTACCCTCTTTATTAATTATATTATATTATATTATGGAAACTAAAACAAAAACTCGTTCTATTGAAAAGAACTGGGAAATAAAAGATAGAATGTATGTTTTGTCAAATAATAAAGCACCAATAAGCTGGACAATACAATCAAAACATACTTTAAGAAAACCTCTTTTTTGGTTTGATGAACAAACAGGAGAAAATAAAGAAATAAGATATGCTACAAATCAAAAATCAATATTTGTAGATGAACAAGAAGGATATGTTACTTTAGGGCACGTTATATTTTTAGACGGTGTACTTGAAGTACCTAAACAACAACAAGCTTTACAAAAATTACTTTCTTTATATCATCCACAAGCAAATGATCTTTGGACAGAAGTTGATGAAGTTGCTGAAGCAACCGATGAAATTGAAGATTTAGAGCTTTCATTAGAAGCTTTAAACCTTGTACAAAGTTTAGATATAGAGCATTTAGAAGCAATTATGAGAACTGAAATAGGTTCTTCTGTATCAGATATGTCTTCTAAAGAAATTAAAAGAGATGCTTATAGATTTGCTCAAAGAGACCCTAGTTTGTTTATAGAGCTTTCAAAAGATGAAGATATAAAACTTAGAAACCTTGCTAATAGAG